TGTATTTCCAACTTCTCCCTTTTGACCTTTGTCGCCAGTAGATCCAGAAGGCCCATCACCTCCTGTCTGTCCTTTCTGACCTTTGCTACCATCATTACCGGAAGGGCCTGTGCTTCCTTGAGGTCCTGTTGCTCCGGCATCACCTGTTGTTCCAGTAACACCTTTTTGGCCTTTCTCACCCTTACTTCCATTACTGCCATCATTACCATCAGATCCGGCAGGACCACTAGCACCTATTTCTCCTTTTTGTCCTTTATCGCCATCGCTTCCATTTGTTCCTGATTGGCCTTTCTGTCCTTTGTTTCCGTCATTACCATTTGAGCCATCATTTCCAGATTGGCCCTTCTGTCCTTTATCACCTTGAGAGCCACTTCCAGTTGGGCCTGTTGGACCAGTAACACCAATCTCACCTTTCTGTCCTTTATCCCCATCAGAGCCATTTGTTCCATTAGTTCCGGCCTCACCCTTCTGGCCTTTACTTCCGGCAGATCCATCATTCCCATCATTACCGTCTGAGCCACTTTCTCCTTTTTGGCCCTTATCACCACCGGCTCCAATCTCGCCTTTCTGTCCTTTTGTGCCGTCTGTTCCATTGTTTCCTGCAGGGCCGGTTGCACCAGTATCGCCAGTCGTACCTTTTTGTCCTTTGTCGCCAGTTATTGATTGTCCTTGCTCTCCTTTCTGACCTTTGTCTCCATCAGTTCCATTAGACCCATTATTACCTGTCGGCCCAATCTCACCTTTTTGACCTTTACTGCCATCTGACCCACTCGGACCAGTAGAGCCAGAAGGACCAGTATCACCGGTAACTCCAGTTTGACCTTTTTGGCCTTTACTACCACCGGCTCCAGTAGAGCCTGTCTCACCCTTCTGTCCTTTTGCTCCTGTATCACCTATGTCTCCAGTTCTTGCAAAAGTTACCGTTAGTTCTTCGGCATTACTGAAAGATGTTGCACCACTTAAATAAGATACTGGTACTTTGAAATATCCTGTTGCCTCAGTAATAGAGCCACCGATCTGAAACAATGCAAAGTCTGTTGCATCAGTCTTGTTTGATATTCTTATGTGGCCTTTTATGGTTGATGTTGAATCATCAATAGTTCTTAGATATGCCTGTATGTCAGTTGATGCTTGGTCCTCATCATCAATAAACATTTGTGATGCTGATGATAAGTTAGCATTGTTGAATTTTAATATACCGGCAGTTGGGTCATTGTCTGTTGTGTTTGTTGAAAAGTTGTATTGAACTGTTTGGCCACCAAAATTACCCTGAAGGCCCTTCAAACCTTTCTGGCCCTTTTCTCCCTTCTGGCCTTTATCACCAGTTGCACCAGTGTTTCCTGTAACACCAACCTCTCCTTTCTGTCCTTTATCTCCAGTCGTGCCTTTCTGACCTTTATCACCAGTAGTTCCTGTCTGGCCCTTGTCTCCAGTATTTCCTTGTGAGCCAGTATCACCAGTTGTTCCTTTCTGACCCTTACTACCAGTCGCTCCAGTATCTCCTGTCGTTCCTTTCTGGCCTTTATCTCCTTGGGATCCTGTTACACCAACTTCGCCTTTTTGTCCTTTAGAGCCTGTCGCTCCAACTTCACCCTTTTGGCCTTTATCACCCTGACTGCCAACTTCTCCCTTTTGTCCTTTATCTCCGGTGTTACCAGTGCTACCAGTATTACCAGTTACACCGACTTCACCCTTCTGGCCCTTATCTCCTTTTGCACCAGTTGGGCCTTGAACAGTTGAGTCTGCTCCAGTCTGGCCCTTTTGTCCTGTTTCACCTTTTTGACCGGCACCTCCAGTCGCTCCCTGTGTGCCAACTGTTATGACAGAAATATCATTTGGGCCTGTTATAGTTATCTTTTTGACTATACTCATCTGCTGACATTACCTCTTATTGAGTATGTGCCTTCAAGTATGCGATCTACTTTGTTATTTGAATCTGTAAGTTTAATGTCGTAAACACCATCACCAACTGTTAGTGAGGCTGTGTCTGAGGCTGATATTTCTAATGTGATTGTTCCGGCAGCACCACCCATTGTTGCTCTGCCATTTGCTACGGTTAATGTTATGACTTCTGATGTATCATCTTGATTTTTTCTCAAGTCCATTTCAGCACTAAAACCTGTTAGATTTATTACTGTGTCGCTTGAGTCTTTTAGAGTCAGAACATGTTTAAATGTTGCTCCTTGCTCTATTATGAAATGATGAAATCCTGCAGCCATGTACTAATCCTTTATGTGTCATGGTATCTACCATTTCAGCGTCTGCTCTAACTATATTAACAATATTACTTATTTATGGATAGTCTTAGCTATTTCTTTGTTGATTTCTTAGGACGGCCTCTTTTTTTGGTTGTCTTTTTAGGAGCAACACCACCTTCCCATGCTTCATTAACATCAGGTGTGTCTGGATCGTCGCCAACAAGTTGGCCCTTCTCATTTCTTGCTCTTACAGGCTCTTCTTCGGCCTCTTTGACTTCGCCTTCCATATCAACAGTTTCTTCTATTGAATCTACTTTGACTTCCATTGCCCAACCGTTCTCTACGAATGTTTTCATGTTTTCTTCTTGCCAATCCTCAGAAGCATCAACTATTTCATCAACTTCATATAATTTGACTTCGGATCCCAATGCATCAGCAGTAGCCGGTTTAGGAATTATAATTTTATATTTCTTTGCCATAATTTTTTACCTTAAAAGTGGGGTGGCCTAAACCACCCCAAAACATAACAATTATCTATCTGAATTTGAAGATGCATCAGAACTATGTCTGGCATGACTTAAAATAACAGATGCTGACATTGCGGTACCTGTTGAGTGAGACCCTGTTAGATCTGCCACAACTCTTATATACCTTTTGCTACCGAGATAACCTATGGTCATTATCTGCGGTGACTCTGCATTGTCATCTAATGTTAAGAATATACCGTTTGAATCAACTGCACCGTCTGATACTGAGTCATTACTTGTGACTGCAGTATATGTGCTATCGTCGTCTGATTCTTCAAGTTTGAAATCAATCTTGACTGATGAAGAAAGTGTTACACCTTCTGCACCTGTATCAACAACAATTGAAGCTGACTCAAATCCAAGTAAGTCCACACCGGATCCATTTGTGTCAGAACTGACAACTGCAGGAGCAAGTGATTGAACCATTTTGATATTATTTGCTAAATCTTTCATTATTCACCTACCTTAACTTGCGATTTTTTGTTTAACGATTGCTTCAGCTTGTACCACTTGACCACCAACTCTTCTTCTTGCTAGGTATTTTACATTACCGTTATTAGCAACTGTGAATGGGTCACGAAGCACTGATAAAGCTACTCTATCAATAATCAAATATGCTCTTCTGAAATCACCAAACATTACTGGGAATGCATTACCGGCAATTGCAGGCATATCTGTTACTTCTACATACGGATAACCAAGAATGGTATTTGGCACACCGGCTTGTAATGACATTCCAGCTTGGAATACATATTGTCCGGCAGTATCTTTTAATTTTCTGATTTCAGCTAATGTGTTTCTGTTGAAAATAAAAGTACCATTTCTACCATATTCTGATTTGATTGAATGTACCAATGAAATCAGACCGTCAGCAGTTAGTGCACTAGCACTTCCTGAATTAACTTCTGAGACACTACTGTTCTGCAAAAGTCCTTCTGGCTTGTTTACACTATTACCACTTACAAATGCAGTTCCTTCTGCCTTTGCAAATTGCTCTGCAAACTCAGACTGCATTTCAGCTTCTAGGTTAAATACTGAATCTTCTAAGTTTGCCTCAGAAATATGCACTTCTGCGTAATGCTCGTGTGCAGGGATTTCTTCTAAACCAACTTGATATCCAGTTGTTTCGCTTCTTGTTCCGGTTTCACCAACCCACTGAGCAGCAAATGTTCCAACTTTCTTTGGAAATTGCACAGACTTGCTAGAAGTATTTCTAACTCTGGCAATAGATCTGATTGGAGATATTTCAGTAATATCTTTAATCATTTCTCTTACATACTCAGGTGGTGCTAGGTAACCACCAGTAGCGTCATTACTTACTGTTAATGCTTTGACAATCTCTGGATCTGTAAGGGCCTTATCACCTTTACGACACCATGCGTCAAATGCCTTAACGACTGTATCCACTTGAGGAGCATCTAAACCGGCTTCTGGTCTTGAGACCATTTTTTCTACCGATATTAGTCTTTCTTCAAGTTTTGCGTTTGATTCATCTTTAGCTTCAATCTCTGACTTAACATCTTCTAATGATTGTAGTTTTGCTTCAATCTTATCCAATTTTGAGTCAGTATCAGCTGTTGATAAACCTTTTTCTATGTTGTCAAGTCTTTCGTCATTGACCTTTTTGAACTCGTCAAAAGCCTGTGCGACTTCATTAACAACTGTCTTTACATCTTCCGACATAATTACACTCCTTAAAGTTTAAATTTATTAGTTAATACCTTAATCGCATCTACGACCTCTGAATCTATATGAGCCTCTCGCTCATCAAAAGACTTGAACACTGCAGTTGCAGCGATTTTTGCTTCAGACCGAGATAATTGGAAAGCATCTCGCAAACCTTTTTCCCACTCTCTGACAGTAATATCTTCGCCCTTGACCTGTCGCACGGTTGCCCGTGGATTCATAGGAAAAGTTACTAAGGACACTTCCATCAGTTTGACTTCTTTAATTATTCTTCTGTTTGTATCTTTTTCATAGGACACAGACTTCTGATCTACTTTAAAACCAATAGACAGGCCATCAAGTGCACCCATCTTCATTAGTTCATATGCTTCTTTACCGGCTTGTGTTTTAAGAGCCAGTCTGCCTCTTACAACGAGGCCCTTACTGTCCTCATATATTTCATCAAACTTACCAATAGGCATATCTGACTTATGTTGATATAGCAGTTTGACATTGTCTGCCGTCCTGAAATCTGTTAGTGATTTTGTGAATGCACCTTTTTGTATAACATCATTACCAAGATCTGTATTTCCAAAGACTGAGCCATATCCCTCAAAGGTGCCATACTCTTTGCTCTCATCTTCTTCTATTGCTTTATATTCGGCTTTGACATCTTCTGTCATGGACTCAGGCTCGGATCTGACATCACGGCCTGTCTTGTCTCTGTATTCTTGGTGTGTGCTACACGGCATAAAAACTTTGTTGCCGTTCTCGTCGTGAGTATGTGTACCCTCACAACCAATCACCTCTGCTCTTGCTAATGCTTCTGCTTCTGTGGTGAACACATCTCGTCTTATCCTTGCTTTACTTTCCTCGTTATCCAGTTTTGGATCTTCCATTGAAGGTGAGTGTTCACTTTGGGAATCCACAAGTTCTTGCACTTTTTCTAGTGCTGATTTCAAATCACTCATAAAGATTCTCCATTTTTTTAAAATTATTCCATATATGGTATATCAATGCAACAATTCAGTCCATATCTCTAGCATCAACATAAACAATGCTACACCTACAATTTATCACATTTTCTGGTCCACCGTTAGGATCCCCTACATGTTGCATTAACTTACCACCGACTTCAAACGGCTCGTCCATTGGTATTGCAGGTTTATTTGCCATTTCTCCGTGTGCATCTCTAACTCTTAAATCATTGACTGGCACCCACTTCTTCATCATTTGAATACCAGTATCTTCTTGCAATATACCGTGATACCTATGGTTTGCAAGTCCGGCTGCATTATGTGTTTCAGTTCTTGCAATCATATTGGCTCTTGCTCTCGTTAAGAATCTATATTTTGTAGCGATCTCTCTTGCTATCTGGTCAATAGACAAACCTTCAACTCGCAGTCTGTCTATGTCTCTGCTTATACGATTGGCAATATTGATTGATACACCGGCAAGAATAAGATTTCTTGAGTTGTAATATTCTGCAACTAATTCTTCAAAGTCTCTTGCCCTTCCGAATATAAATGCTTCTGCTTCTTGTTTTTGATTGTTAGTATTGTATTTGTTTTCGTTGAACTCAAAGATAGTTCTATAAACTCTTTTGAAGTGTTGTTCTATAAGTGGTTGGAAATCATCTTGCATTCTTCTTGCAAACTCTGAAACTTCAAACCTTCCGAACTCACGATACAGAAACATAGATGCACCGACTTGTTTCCGCATGACTGCATAAACTCTTTTGGCAAATCTTCTTTCAAGATTATTTTTTATACGCAAAAGTATTCTTGCTTCTCTTGCAGTGTTTACCCTTCTCCGTATTGTATGAGATTCTTTACTTGCTACTGAGTGGGTGACCTTTTGGGAATAAATCTGTGTCATGTTTACCACCTCTGAATCTGCCTGTTCTCAATGCACTTAAGAAAGAATTAACACGAGCATATGCCCACCTGTCACTTCCACCTTGTGCTATCACTGAGGGCCGTACCGAAGATCTGTTCGTATTGTACGCACCCACTCCTCTACGAAATACTGCCTCAAGCATTCTTAATGTTACTCGTTTTGTTTTACTGTCACCATATTTCTCATTATGTTCTTTAACTTTGTTTGACAGTCCTTCCCTAACTTTACCAGTAACTTTCTTTGTGGCTAAACCTTCATATTGTTTATCCCTTTCTGTCATTATTTGGTTTCGCTTTCTTGTTGACCAACTAAAACCGGCATCACCACCCCACAAGGCCCACGCAATCCTACCATTGCTTGGATAACCCTCTTGGCTTGGTCTGAATCCTCTGCCTTCCTTATCCACTTCATGTCTAGAGAAAAAGCTATACATTCTCAATACTGTGTCAGGCGACAATCTTTCTTTGCGTATCAACTGGTTTGCTCTCGCAAGACCAACCTGTGTTCCACCTCTGCCATATTCTTTTCTCCAGTCAAGACCTCTTTGTGCTTCGTTCTTCATACTGTCTGTTGGTGTTAGGTCAATATCTGATATTGCTTTGATTGCATCTTCAAACCAGTCACCCTCGTCTTCAAACATGGCCTCATCAATATCTTCTTCTGCTTCTGGTTGGTCCATGCCTTCTTCTAGGTCTGGCACTTCTTCTGGTGATAATGGATCTTCTGGCTCCGGCACATCTGTATCACCAATAGGAATAAGTGCTGCCGAAATATATAAGTCATCACCACCATCAACTGGACTCCTTCCTATTTCTTCTCTTGCCTCGTTTCTACTAAGAATACCCATGTTTACTGCTTGGACCATGTTTTCAAATGTTCTTCTTTTTCTTTCAGCTAGGGCCGGTATAGAATCAACATCAAAACGCATCTCTAATCCTTCACCATACATAGGCACTAACCACTCATTGAAGTCTGATTCTATTTGTTTAAGGTGTGGGATAATAGTTTCTTCATACAATGCCAATCTTGCTTCTGCCACATTTGCATATGTTTGTGCATCAGGCACACCAACTAACTGGCTTGGAACACCAAAACATAATGCTATGTCTGTTGCTGCCATGTGTTTAAGGTTTATGAAATCCATATCCTTTGGACTTAATGACATTTCTTTCCAATCAAAATCACCTTCAAGTAATAAAGGTCTTCCTGCATTGTGTGAGCCTGTAAATCTGTTGTTAAGATCTGTTAGCAATTGCTGTCTTTGAGATTCAGATAAACTTACATCAAATCCTTGGTCGTCTCTTGGTTTGAATACAACTGCACCACTAGGCCTTGCACCATTAGAGAGCAAATTGATATTGTGGTTTGAAGCAAGGTTGTGTTGGTCAACTTCTACTGCTGCTGCAAACAATGGTGATGCACCGTAATAATCATCTATTGGATTCCATAACTTGATTTGTTTAACATCACTTTTACCTGTCTCTGGGTCCACAGGATATTTAGCTGATACTTTGCCATTAATCTTATAGTCGTATGAATCAGGTATTGTTTTGTTTCGTGATGCATTTATCTCAACACGGTCTGGTCTTAAAAAATGTAACTCTTGTGGTGGTCCTGCATTGCCTGTTTTCAATATATAACAGTTACCAGAAAGCAGTAAGAAGCCTGACAAAGATGATATGAACTCACTTCTTGATTGTAGTGGGTTTGGTCTTGCCATCAAATCTATAAGTGGATGTCTTTCTAATAATTCATCACCTGCATAAATTTGTATTGGTACTGCTGATGCACCTTTTGATATTTCGTTTACGCATCTGTAAACAATCGCATTCTGCAAATATCCTTCATCAGCAAGATCGTGATAGTCGTAGTCTCTTGATTTACCTGTGGGCATACCGAAGTAGCCCATCATTGATTCTTGTTTTCTTATTGGGACATCTTGTGTTCCAAACAGTCTTTGAAAAAAATTCTTTCTTTGTGCCATCAGCTAACTCTCCAATTTACTTCTCCTCTTGATTTGCTTAGTTCAGCTAAACCCCAAACTAAAGCATCAAGACGGTCTGGTGACGACTGGTTTGATTCTCCTGTAAAAGAACACATTTGACTTTCTAACTCAGGAAAACTCCCAATGTGATGCACTTTCCTTTGCTCGTATAAAGCACTTATCGGCTCGGCCCTGATAATCTTACCTCTACTGGCTCTCACTGCACGATAAGGAATATTGACATCTATGCTTCTTAATAACCGTTCCACTAAATCCCCACCGTTGTTTACCTCAGCAACGATACGGTCAGCATTCCAATCATAATATGCATTGATTGCTTTCCTTGCCCATCCGTCTGGACTATACCGATCAGACAGGTCGTCAAGTACATAATACTCGTTTTTGTGGTCTTTTCCAACTACCAGTATGCCAGTCTCATCACTGTTAGGATTATTGGTGACTGCCGGATCTATGCTGACTACTATTTGTTTGAGTTCTTGGTCTGTATCTTCTGACATTCTTGCTTCTTCAATGAGTTCACTATTCCACAATGCACCCTCTACTGAATCTATTATTTCTGCAAACAATTCCTGACGGCCTAAGTTTGTTCCCTCGTATTTCTCTTTAAGCATATCAAGTGCTGACTCAGCAAGATTCTCAACATTCTCAAATGTGCTACCACGATATGTTATGCAATCTTCCCTTCCGATTAGATCTTTTATTATCTTTGTTGGCTTTGGTGTTGTTGTGATGATACATTGTGGTTTATCACCAAGCCTCAAACCAAACATAAGTTGGTCAAATGCTTCTGGGTATCTCCACACGGCTAACTCATCACACCATGCACGGTGAAACTGTGGTCCTCTTAACCTATCCGGCTCTTGTGCTGCAAATCCTATAATCTTGGAGCCGTTGTTTAATCTGATTTCATTTAATGATGATGAATAACCTTTCTGCTTTTTTGCGTCTAAACATTCTTCTGGGATTATTGACATAAGACCTGATGGGCCTCCAAAACATACTCTCCTCAAGTCTCCATGCGTTGGTGCTACAACTGCACAATTAACATTGGGATTGCGTAGTGCATAGAGGGCAATATCTTGTGCACCTGTTCTTGTTTTTCCCCAACCTCTACCGGCCAATATAAGCCATATAAAAAAATCTTTGCTTGGTGCGATCTGTTTGCTTCGTGCTGTATTAATCCAATTACTGTAAAGTAATGTCGTTGCTGCTTGACTTGGCTCTTGCATACTCGTCCAAGATTTCCATAGCATCTCTGAAGGCAGTGTCGTCTTTGATGTTGGCATTAATATTCTCCGTTGATTCTCCAAGTGCTAGTTTAGCAATCCGTTGTGCAATAGATGCTGCTGAAACTAAGCTACGCAACTGTGCTGCAGGCATACCTAACTGGCCTCTATTCAATCTGTTCGTATTTTCTGTAAGCATCTTTGCGACTGTGCTATAAATGCCTTTTGCTAAATTTATTGAGCTGTTATCAAAACCTATTGATTCTTCAACCCTTCTTTGCACCCTTTGTTTTTCTATCTCTTGCTCAAACGATCTTTGGTGGTCATCTCTTTGAAACTTCCATTTTTCTGTTTGTGCTAATCTGTATAAACTTGACTTTGCTACTTTGTGTTTCTTTATTAATGCATCTAAAGTTGGGTACTCTTTTACACCTTCGTTATCTATGCCATAAACAAAACTTTGCCTGATGTCATCTTTTATTTTTGGTGTTAGTTTTCTTAGTTTTGAAGTTTTTTTATTCATGTATTCCCATTTTTTCCCAGATTATTTTTACATAAAATGCAATGTATTCAAGGTTTACCAAAGATATTAGCATAATTTATTCCGTATAGGGATAGTTTTTTATTGCTTTCTATCTTGGTTGGCACATAATGACTCCTTGAGTTGAATTTTTTTTGGAGTAAAAATGAATAAAACAAATCAAAACAAATACGAAATATACACAGTATCTTTATATGAAGGAAACGCTTACATTATGGAAACTGTAGATGGTTATTATGATGCTTTATGGACAGCACCACTTCTTAAAGATGAGTCTGTTGATAATTCGCAATGGACAATAGTTACAGACGAAATCGTTATCAATAATGTTTTAGATAGTAACGAAAGATTAATCATTGATGAAATGCCTGTTGATGAGTTTAATAAAAAACTTTTCGGAGAGCAGTATGAATAAATATATGATAACTTTTCGTAGTGACGGCAAGTGGGCCAAAGAGCAAAGACAAGACCATGTGTTTATGATTGTTTCAGATCTGCTTGAACTTTATCAAAGACTAAATCGCTATTGTGCTGATAATATTATTTATGAAGATGAGATTATTAGCATAAGGGAGATAAGTCGCCTATGATTAATACATATTCAATAAGGAGGAATTATGAGTAAATCAGATGATTTTAAAAATGCGTTATACAATGCACTCAAAAGAGACGGTGTCTCAGATAAGTGGATGAAAGACCATTTGATTGTTGAGACAGTAGGTTTCAAGAATCCAAAGAAAAAGAAAAAAACTAAGCACAAATAATTATGTCTGTGCAAATGTTTCATGCCGGTTGGCAAGTTAATGGCCTGTCGCCTACAAAAAAACTTATATTGTTACTGTTATGTAATTATGCTGATGAAAAGAATCAATGCTATCCATCACATAGACATATAGCAGATATGGTGGGCCTAAAAGATACTAAAGGAGTGCAAAGAACTATAAAAGAGTTTGAGGCTCTTGGTTTGTTATCTATTGAACATCGCAAAACTGCGAATGGTGGTTATACATCTAACCGTTACACATTACTTTTGGATATGGGTGCAAAAACCTCTAGGGTGCAGGACACGGTGAAGCATACCGTTACGCAACCTGTTAATACTAAAGAAGATACAAAAACTTTATATTCAAAAGACTTCACAACATTTTGGTCTGATTATCCAAGGAAGGTTGGAAAGTATGCAAGTGCAAAGGCCTTTCAAAAAGCCATAAAGATAGAATCTGCATTAAAGATACAAACGGCTTGTATAAATTATGCGAGGATCTGCGAAATAAATAAGACAGAGGATAAATTTATTCCTCATGCAACTACTTGGCTGAATGGAAGAAGATGGGAAGAGTTTTTAAAATTTGTCCCACCAAAAGATACAACGAATGATAAAGGATTTTTACAAGGATAATTATGAGTTATGAATTACAAAAGAAATTAGATTCCGAAGGAATTAAGAATTACGATACATCTAAGGGCAGTCAAAAGTTGAAATGTCCTCAATGTCAACCACCTCACAAGCCTCACGACAATCCGTTGAGCCTTACAATTAAATCTGATACGGCTTTGTGGAACTGTCATCATTGTGGCTACAAAGGTGTTTGGTCTGACAGTTATGGGATTTACAAACCATACGAAAAGAAAAAAGAATATGCTCGGCCTACACAAAATGTTAAGCCAGTCAAAAAAGATTCTATGTATGAGTTTTTTAAGAAAAGAGGCATATCAAAAAACACAGTAGATCTGTTTAAGATATATAGTGAGAACAGTTGGATTGCTTTTCCTTATTATGATAAGTCATCAAATCTGGCTAATATAAAATTCAGAACACCGGACAAGAAATTCAAACAAAGTCCAAACACCAGACCAACCTTGTATAACTATGACAATATTTATAAAGAAGATACTGTCATATTTGTTGAGGGTGAAATGGATGTATTGTCTTTAGCAGAAGTTGGTTTCAAAAATGGTACTACTCTCCCTAATGGTGCACCGAAAGAAGCCAAATTTGCTAAAGATGATGCACGGTTTGAGCCATTGAAACAATGTCCGTTGGTTGCCAAGAAAGTAATTATATTTACTGACAATGATTCTAGTGGTCGTGCATTACATAAAGAGTTATTGCATAGGTTTGGTAAAGACCTATGTTGGTATGTTTCTTTGCCGGAAGGTTGCAAAGATGCTAATGAAGTTCTAACAAAACATGGTGCCGTAACTCTTAAAGAGGTTGTTGATAACTGTAAACCATATCCTGTTGATGGCCTTTATACTGCAAATGATTATTGGGACCAAATACAAGATCTGTATGAAGGCAATTATGAAAAGCCGTATGAGATAGGTCTCAAAGGTCTTGATAACTTATATAAAATACTTAAAGGCACATTTCATGTAGTTACTGGTATTCCAAATCATGGTAAGAGTTTATTTCTTGACCAAGTACTGCTACTTCTTGCAGAAAAACACGGTTGGAGATTTGCTATATATTCACCTGAGCATTCAACATCAATGCACATAAGAAGATTGTTGCAAATGTATATTGGTAAACCTTTTGATGTGAATTTAGATGAACGCATCAGCAAAGATGAGTTGATAAAGGGATTGAAGTTTATACATAATCATTTTTATTTTATTGAAGCAAAAGAAGCAGTACCAAATCTTGATTTCATATTAAAAGTTGCTAAGAGTGCAATATTCAAATATGGGATAGATGGTATAATCATAGACCCATACAATGAGGTTGATGCAAAACGATCTGGTAATGCAAGAGAAGATGAACACATAAGAGACTTTATTTCAACTTGTAAAAGATTTACAAAAATATATGAGATTGTGTTTTGGGTTGTAGCACACCCAACCAAACTACCCAAGACTGATAAAGGCACATATCAGCCACCTACTGCATACGACATAAGTGGTGCTGCTCATTGGCATAATCAGGCTGATGCAGTTTTGACTGTTCACAGAAATTTCTCAGATCCAACAAACGGTGGTGATGAAACAACATCAGTCATAACTAGAAAAATCAGAGAGCAAGATTTGTATGGGCAAATAGGTCAAGCCAAGTTTATATATGATTTAGAGACAAAGAAGTTCAAACCATTTGAAAGTATTGGAGATTGGGATGCTATTGACTTCACCAAAGATAACTGATAATTTCTTTTGTGAGGTGGTCAGTGTCTTTGAATTCCTCAAGTGTATATAACTGTATTAAATCTTTGACTGCCTCATCTTCTTTGATATTTTGTATCTTTGTTTTACGGCCCTTTAAAAACTTCTCTGATTGTGTGTCGCCACGCAATATATGTCTTTCTTTTAATGTCTCATCAGATTGCTCTAATATGATAATTTTTAAATCAAACAACTTACTTGCTTTGGTAAGTATTTTCTTTGTGAACAATCTGTCACCCTCAAAGATAAAACTATATTTATTAAAATCCATAAACTTCATCATATCTACTGGTGATGCCATTGATAGACGATCCGTACCACCAAAAGTCTCGTTAGCAGGATAAGTTCCTATGACACAAACATCATCTAACAAATAACCATTGATCAATCCATATTTCCAAGAGGTCAGACTTTTTGTGCCTTTTGTAGATATTATTTGTTTCATAAGTGTTGATTTGCCTGTGGCCGGAACACCACCAATTGCTACTGCTTTATACCGTGCCATAATTCAAATTACCTTTATCTAAAAAATGTGTGTATAAATCTTTGCGTATTGTTTTGCTTGTTGAAAGTTTCTTTTCCAATGTTTCGTTTCTGCCATCCCAAAACACTTCCCAATCTATACCGGCCCAACCATCAGCCTCAACTTTACTTATTTCTTCTGCTTGTCTGTCTAAATAATAGCCAAGATAACGGCCATGACTTGTCCTGAATATCTTTTTGAAACTACACAAAAGAGTTTCCATTTCATAAAAATCCATATCAAAACCTTTTCTGTTTATCTCATCTCTCAATTGATAACCATACATTTCTAATAATCTTATATTCGGACTTGATAACTTTTTGTCAACCCATTCATCTAGGCCCATAGCAAAACATAAACCATTTCTGTGGCTTCTGGATCCTGAATAATCACTCAGGAGTAAATTTGACGGCTCAAACGGAACACCAACACAATCTTTTAAAGTTTGCATATAAAACCATGTGCTGTATCTTCCAAACTTGTGTAATGTTGCAATATTATTCCAAGCATCTGCAAAAGATGTGAACTTGCTAAATTTATCTCTTTGTTTACCTGTTGGATTCTTATAATGCACCCATTTGTGATAACTCTCGTATTGTGCCGGTAAATGACCTTTATTCCACTTTGTATCTGTTTGGTATCTTAGTCTTTTATAGTTTTTATCATTCCAATCTTTAATACGATCTAAATCAACCAACTCAAAGTCTGGAAACTCATTCCATATAATCCATGCTGTTGGTAAGTGATATGTCGTTCCATATATCCAAGCAATCCAATATTTTTGCTCAAGATTATGTTCATATCTATCAAACAAATAATTGAGCAACCAAAGAGCCGGATCGCAATCTTTGTAAGTTAAAGACCAACAGGCCCATTCTATGAATGCATCTTTTCTACTGTCTTTATGTCTTAGGTCTTTCATAAATGTTTACGCAACCAAAAATCACCTGTCTTTTGTATTGCCTCGTAAGTTTGTATAAGTTTTTTCTGTGATAAATCTAAGTTTTCAATATCTTCTTTCTTTAATCTGTCACGAACTTTCTGTGATGGCAGTGCAATACTTGGATCTGTGATTGCTTTTTCTCTAAATATCTTTTGTTTTTGAACATCTTGCATAATTGGTTGGTCTGACCTTAAACTTCCAGACTTATCAACTGACCAAAATACTAGACCGTTCTTCATGTGAAATCCTATTGAGTCTGGTGTGCATGATAGTTTCATTCTTTCTGCACCTGATGCCCACATTTGAGTTTGCCATATTGCCCAAATAATACTTCCATATCCTCTACCAGACTGGCCTTCAAGAGTAAAAATCTCATACAGGTTTGTATAACCAGTTTTTTTGCTTAATGTTGAATAAATAAGTGCAACCTCACGGCCTTTATCAAAATAAACAAATGGTGGATTCTTAGAGTAATTTTTAAATCTAGTCCAAAGACTATGGGCCTGTCTAAAAAACTTAGTGTAACGGCCCTCTGGTTGTTTTGAGAGCAGTTCTGCTATCTGTTCTTCATTGTAAGTCTTCAGTGGCAAGATTAATCTCCGAATAAGTAATTTGTGCGTCAGAGATTTTATAAGACTTGCACATATCAGTTTTTCTGATTGTGTCAGGAGTGATGCCAGATCTCATCATAATATCTCTTGTTGATGCAACTATTGTTGTGTTTGATTGCACGGCATAATATAAAGGTCGTTGGTTGTTTCTAAAAAAATGCATATAAGGTTTGTTAGCTCTATTGTCTAATACTACACAGGACATGGAACTATCCTCACCTAACTCAAGTGGGTGTTTATCATCTATCCACATACGCATAGCAATCTCACTATCGCATTTTGTGGCAAAGTCATAACCATAAGTCTCAGGCCAAGATTCAGGAGATGCTTGTGTGATGACTCCGTTGTGAACAAGTGCTACCTGATGCTCTTGACTATACATTGGCTGATTCCAGTCCAAATCGGAAGTGCTATAACGACAATGAGCAATCAATTGTTTCGTTTGTATATCAGGTAATACGAAATCTTTTGCATGAGTTGGGAGTATCTTCCACTTGATAAGTCCGTCATCTATGTAAGCAATACCTGTTGCGTGTTTACCTCTAATCATAGACTGGTCTAATACACTGCGAAGCATATTCATATCTAAGAAATCATTGCTATGTAAACCTATTACTGCACACATATCATTCTCCGAATATAACAATCATAGAATCATGCATACCAGTACCTTTGGTCTCTATATGACCGGATCCATTTAAACCTTTAAACTTCAAACGGCCACGCACAAATCTAATATCTTTAGCATTAGGTTGAATATAATCATGAAATAACTCTGTGCTTGTGCTTACAGGCAGAATGAATACACATAACTTGCCAAACTTAGATTCTTGAATGCCTTTTTTTACAAAAGCCTCTTTGAGTTTACGACTATATGGTGGATTGATAAAGTTTCTTTGTCCCCATTCTATTGTAAGTCCATCAAAGTCTGCGTGTAACGGACATGGGTCAAAATCAAAATTGAACTCTTTATCTAACTGCTCATAAAACTCTGGTGGTGTTTGCCAATCATTATGATGTTTAAGATTTCTATTTTTACCCATAAATTAAGTTAATGCATCACCTTTCTCTCTCGCCTTTGCTCGTTCAAACTCCTTCTCGGCATCAAGACAATGAAACATATTCTCACGGTAATAACACACAATACTGATTCTTTCATAGGCAAGTTTTGATTTTAGTTCTGTATTGCCATGAAACTCATGCACATTAAAGAAACAGACATCTCCAGATCTAACATTGAAGCCAACATCATATCTTGGTATGGCTGTATAACCACCCTCATACTTACCGGCCTCCAATACTGCTAAATTACCCAGTCCACCTTTGTAATCTCCTGCATCAGTATGAAGTGCAGTCCTGAAATTTTTATTTACTGTCACAGTTGTGAAAGCCGTATCACCAATAACAAAATCATCGGATGTTTTATCTGCCATAGCTTTCTGTGCACGGTATCTTTCCGGACAGGCTTCTTCAAAAAGTTTGTCTATGTATTTAATATATGGATATGCGTCTCTAAACTGGTCAAAGTTTTTTTCAGTCCATGCTGTTTGTCTGCAATACGGAAATCTAACATTTCTGTCAAAATATCCTACAATGCCTGAGTTGACCGTATTGGCTCTATTGGTATTGGAAAGTGTGCCATCTTTCTTAAGCAGTTTTACTCTGACTTTTGTGATGTCTCCGATATCCCAATCTTTTTTTGTTTCATCAGATATGATGCCACCGGCTGCACCTCTATTGTTTGTAGGAGTGGCTGCATGACGAAGCACATAGTAAGCATCACGACATAGATTGGTTGGTATGGCATTCTTTCTAAAAAAGAAAAGTGGGTTGCCTTCTTCATCATAAGCATCGCAATCTTCCTCAATCAATATACTGAAATCATCTTCAGTAATCCATTCACCTGACCGTTTCTTTGCTTCCTCAAAACTGTATTTTGGTTTAAGTGTTAGTGTTTTCATAACATCGCTTTATTGCCTCATATACTGTATCTGTTAAATTTTCTTGGGCCCATTTTTCTTTTAGCGATCCGACCATCTCTTGAAATACAGGCTCAGTCTCAGTATTCAGGAATAAGTTTACCATACGAACATTACTTTGTTGAACATCATCAAGTGAAGCAAAGTTCTCGTCAAAGTTTGCGTTAGCTGCAGGCTCAAACTCTAAAATGTCGCTTGTTAGCTTTTGTATCTCACTCTCACCAAAACCAGTCATCATCATATCAAAATCTGTTTCTGCAAGATTCTGAAACTCTTTTGACAATAAATCATTATCCCAATCTGCTGCCTCACCTGACTTATTATCCATAATACGATATGCTCTTTTTTGTTCTTCACTCAGATCTGATGCTACATGAACAGGAACTTTTTTCATGCCTAATAACTTTGCTGCTTTCAATCTGGTATGACCGGCAAGAATAATATTATCCTCATCAACAACAATTGGTGTTTTAAATCCAAAAGTATTAATACTGTCAGCTACTTTGCTAACTGCTTCCTCATTTTTTCTTGGGTTATCTTCGTACTCAATTAAATCATTGATGTTTTGCAATACTACTTTAAATGCCATATCTACTCCTTTAAATTATAAAAATCATTTGGCTGAACTTTGCCGTCAGTAACTCTGAATAACATTTCCATGTCATTCTTTCTAGGCACACGCACATCTAAAATCCATTTTGCTAAAGTGCCTTGTGGAACAGTTTTACCAGTCGCCATCTCAATCAACTCAATAAATGCGTATTGTGTCATCTGTTCCTGTTTTAAATATTCTCTTAGCTTCATTTGGTACCTTTGGTCCCTTTTCACCATAGGGCCTATAAACCCCCTCGCTTTTTTTTATTCCTTTACGGAATTATAATAACACTTGATTGACAATGCAATGACATATAGAGGTGACATATGAAAAATGATATTTTTGCTGAACATGGGATAAAACATCTATCCGTTTCTAGTTGTAATACTTTTATTACCGATCCTGCAAGATGGGTAGCAAAGTATTTATTTGGTATGAAAACAAAGTCTGGACCGGCTGCATGGCGAGGCACGGTTGTTGATGAAGCTACTGGTATTTACCTACAATCAGAAAAGCCAAACCTAAAGAAATGCACAGATCTTGCTATGCGTAGATTCAAAGGTCTGACAGAGCATAACAATATAGACCCACATGACGATAAATGCTCAAAGGAACGACATCTTGTTCCACAATATTTAAAAACTGCAGTTGAGTTTTACGAAACACTTGGTATGCCAAAAGAATACCAAAAAGAGATCTTGTTGGATGTTGGTATGTCCGTGCCTATGCTCGGATATATTGACCTTCAATATGATGGCATTGTGAGAGATATAAAGACCGTTGGTCGCATACCCTCAGAAGTGCCAAACACGGTGAAACGGCAATTAAGTCTTTATGCCAAAGCAGAGGACAGTCTGCCTATTGTTGATTACATTTGTGTAACAACAAGAAAGCAAGAAGTGAAATCTGTTGTGGTTGAAGATACTGATAGCCATTTTAAAGACCTAATGCGTAGTGCACGAGCAATAGAACGAGTATTACAATTAGGTGATAAGAATGAAATAGCACAATTGTATTTTCCTAATCTAGATTCATGGATGTGGTCTGATGAAGAAAAAGAATTTGCTAAAACTATTTGGAGTAATAATGAATAGATTGAATGATGCGATAACTGAGTTATCAAAACTGCCTAAAAATGACAAAGTTAATGTCAAGGGCAAACTATATACGCAAGTTGCAACAAGATGTGATTTGCTTCGTAAACATTTCGGTACTGATGCTAACATCAAGACTGAGATTATTTTTAATGACCTTGAAAGAGTCGTCATGTCTGCTTCCATTACTGTTTATCAAGACGGTATGTGGAGAGAAGTTGCTAACGGTTATGCTGAGGAGTTCAGAGGTGCCAATATGATTAATAAAACCTCTGCCATAGAAAACTGTGAAACATCTGCAATAGGTCGTGCATTGGCTTCTCTTGGTCTAAGTGGTGGTGAGTTTGCTTCTAGTTTTGAAGTAGATAATGCCGTAAACAATAAGACTAAGGCACCAGAAATGACTTATGTTTTGCTTAGTCCGACAGGTGCAAAAGTAGCTACTAATCAGACTATTGAAGGATATATAGAAACATTACGAACTGTCTTGAGCAAACCAAAAGAAAAGTCTTGTCAAGAGCATTACAATGCTAACAAAGATGAGATAAAGAAAGTAATGAATGCTTTGGAAGATGAGGATCCTAACAAAGAGACATTACAAAAAGTCGTAGATGCATACGAACTTGACGATCTATGAGCAAACCTAGTTCATTAAGAGATTATGTTTTCATATGTTTCTTAAATGGTAAGTGGTGGAAGTTTCAAGATCTTAACCAAGAAATAGAGGAAAAAGTTGGTCGGACTTATGACCACACCTCTATCTCTGCTGCGATCCGAGAGATTAGGCACTATGATAGTAGGTTGAAGTTCAGTCTTCCTCTTGATATGAGCATTGAAGTTGTTGACGGTAGGAAGGTTGAAGGCTCAGCCGGTTGGGAATATAAATTATCTGCAGTATGTAATGCAGAAGAATTAAGGAGAAAATTTTTATGAGTGATTCATTTGAACACAATGATGGTGACGGTACTCTTTTTCAAGAGACAAAAGTAACTGTGCCTCGTAAGGGAAAGATAAAACTTGACGGCCAGTTAGGTTATTTTTCAATCTTGAAATATGAGGACGGTGAAGGTGATGAGAGAAAAGTAAAATATGAACTGTGTAAATCAGTTGGTGTTTTGTATATCAATGATGAGAAAAAAGGTGAGACATCACCAGACTTGAAAGGGCCTGTAACAATTGATGGTAAGAAATACCGTTTTAATGGTTATAAAAAAGTCGCTACTAACGGCAAACCATTCACTGGTGTCAAACTTTATCCTTGGGAGTCTGCTGAAGAACTGCAACAGAAAGATTCAGAGGATCCGGTACACGGTGAGGACAATCCGTTCAGTGATGATGATATACCATTCTAGGCATGAAGGTTAAGACTGCCCTCAAGATACAACACGCATTGGACGGTAAAACAATACCGTCTGATATGTTTGACGAGCATCTTGTTTACTACTCAAAGTCAAAAGATGTTTGGATAAATGTTATGGATATGGATGTCGCACATCTTGTTCGTGCATTCAGGTTAGTTTATGACGAACTAAACCACATGGACGGCAATAGCCAAAGAATGAAATTGTTTTTAGAAGATGTTATAAAGTCCATGTATGAAGAAAAAAAGAAGATATGAAAATAAAGCACATCTGCTTTATGTCGCTTCTTTGCCTTGCATGATTTGTGGTGCATCGCCAGTTCAGGTGCACCATTTATTAAAACCTGTGGATAGAAAAAGAGGATTTGGTATGCGATCTGGTGATGAGCATACTGTTCCTTTATGCTTCAAACATCATGCAGAATTACACACAAAGTTTGGGAATGAGTTTAAATTTTATGACCATTACTTAGATAATGAAACTGCCGGACAAGAATATGCAAAAAGATTATATGAGGGTACGCAGAATGAGGACGAATCAGATCTGCCATTTTAGAAATAAAACAAGAATAAAGACTAGGAGATTTTATGAAACTACATTTTGAAAACAAAAAACCAAATACTCAGACAGTCCAATTTAGGATTGACCCAGAGACAAACAAAAAGCTGACGGCCCTTAGAAAATATTACATGGTCAAGAACGGTGAACTTATAAAAAAAATGATTGACCTTTGCTACGAAGAAATAAGGTAAACCCAAAACGGAATAAAACAGTTGTTTTTTTGACATAATGAGCGACAATAGTTGCTTGAGTTGACTTTTTTTTTATGACAGGAGTAAATATGACAAATAAAAATGAAAATCTAAAACCTAATCACGGTGCCTACGCACTAAAACCTAATCAAAAAATGTATTGTATGTATTGGTGGGATGAGTCTTCACCTTCACCTGTATATATCAATCAGATGGGTAAGTGGCAGTATGTCCGTAATGTTTCCAAAGATTACACCAAAGCAGTCAATACTTTTATTGATTACTGTAAATCTAATTCTATTGATGATTTCTATATCTGTGAGAAAAGTGATATGCGTCAGTATGACACTTCAAAAACAGGCAGAAAGGCAGACAATATCCAGAAGTTCTATTCAACATTGGCCACACAAGGATTTGATGAGGTTATTCTTAATGAGATGTCTGAATGGGTTGAGGAATACTGTGTTGACGGTTTCTTCCAGATTCGTAACAAACTTTTTGATGTGCTTGATGGCGATCCTTCTGACTGGGATATATTGAAACATCAAGACATATCTAATGTTGATGCTGCTAAGTTTATTAACTGTATGGCTGCAAGAAAAACTTTTGCTTGGGGTCCATTCAGAGATATTTATTCAAGAGGTATTGATGGACAGTCACTAACTCCTGCACAAATAGACTTCTTTGTTAGGATTTGTGCTGATTTCCCTAGTGATGCTGATGTTGCTGTTAAAACAGAAAAGTATCAACAAATAAGAAATGATTACCTAAAAGAACTTGCAAACATGAAGCCAATACAAAAAAGTGGCTTCAAGCAGTTTGTTGAAGGCACTATCACTAAGGCCAAAGTTGTTGAAGGTTACTACGGCAGACAGACAAAGATATTTGTAAAAGATAACAAAGGTTATACAGTTTACGGTACTTGTCCTAAAAAAGTTGCTAATTCAGTTCAGCTTCTTGATGACTTAGAAGGAACACAAGTAAAGTTCCTTGCTAGAGTTACGAGAGCCAACGGAGAGCAGTTCTTTGGCTTCTATGAAAGACCTACAAAAGTGGAGGTGCTGTAATGAAATTGATAACTAAAGATATTGAAAGACTGTGTGCCGGTAATTTGAAAAAGCCGGAAGAAGCAAGAAGGCCCTATCTGAAGCTGTTTAATGCATTCGGACAGGGCACTTGGCTTATAAGTGAGATTAACGAGGACGGCACTATGTTTGGTCTTTGCGACCTTGGTATGGGTTGTCCTGAGTTGGGTTATGTTGCTTTGTCAGAAATTACTGAGATGCGTATGGGATCTGTGCCAATGATTGAGAGAGACCAATATTGGGCACCTGAAAAAACTCTTATGCAATACTACGAGGATGCTAGAGTTGCAGGAGGCATAGAGGTATGAGCGAGAAGATTTATAGAGTTATGCGTTGGCTTGAGTTACCAAATGGTGACAAAGGTTGGATTTGGTGTTTGCAAACAAAAGACCTAAGTTGGGTTGATGACAAGATTGCAAGACTTCAAAAAGAAAACATTGCGTGTTATGTTATCTCAAAGGATGTGGGAGAGAATCATGATTGGGCATAAAGATGAGTTCATAGATTTGGAGCAATACATATGCCGTGCTAGTGCAGAATGGTATATACAAAAAAGTTGGCATAAAACTGAGTCAGACTTTGCTCATGAGATGCGAGATGAAATATCTGATGTGCGTTCAAAGTTATTGCTTGGAACAATAGATTTTCTTCGTGCAAATAAAAAACCATTAAACTGGGCACCTGAGTTTCTAAAAGTTTATTTACAAGTTGTTGAGCAACAAATGATTAGCGACATTGAAGAAAATAATATGGAGGTCAATCATGTCTTACATTAAATCAGTACACCCTGATAATACACCTAAGAATCCAGATCTTGAGATGGGTTGTTTTTGTAGAATCAGAAATACAACAATCTTTGGTACTTACTACGGCCCTGTTGAAAGCAAACACTTGAAACTAAGAGGCAGTAAATATTACCGTGAGGGCCTTGGCTTATCATATTTTTATGATGAGGAACTAGGTAAAATGGTTAAAGTAAAAACTAGCAGACTTGAAGTTTATGAGAGGTATTAATATGAAAGATGAAAAAGTATTCGCACCGTTTCCGAAGTTTAACTACATAGATACTATGTCTTATGAGGATAATTATTACCGTTGGAAAAATATGCTTGATGCCGAGTATAAATGGGCCAATGAAAAATATTTGTCAGATAAAGAAGGTAGGAGTCAGTTCCGTAAACAATGGGGATATAAATTTTTTCAAAGAACAGATAAGAGAGGAGATCTAACTCATACTGTTTACGGCTACTATAAATGATAAGTTATTGGTGGGGTGACAGGCCCTTCACAAAAGAAGTTTGTGAAGAAGTAATAGGCCTATACGCAAAGCCTGTCCGTGCCAAGACCGAAGGGAATACACTTTCTGCCATCAGGGATAGTGAGGTCATGGGTATTCCCTTTGGTCACCCTTTATGGGGTAAATTCAAAAGTTTGCTTGACCCATATGTTGACCAAGCAAACAATCACATATTTGGCTTTGATATAAATTTGAATTGTGTTGAGTTTCAGATTGCGAAATATGACACAAATTGTCATTACGACTGGCACATGGATTTGTTTCAAACAAAAGAAATGTATGCAAGAAAATTAAGTGTTACAGTTCAACTAAGTGAATTAAATGATTACGAAGGTGGTGAGTTGGTATTCTCTAACACACCCACACCACCAAAAGAATTATCTGAACAAGGCTCAATGATTATTTTCCCTTCTTTTTTGTCTCATAGTGTTACTGGTGTAACCAAAGGCACAAGATACAGTTTGGTCGCTTGGTACGGTGGCCCTCTGTGGAAATGACAGAGTTCTTCCATGAATTCCTAATACCTGTTATATTAACAATAGCAACTGGTTATTTTGCTATTGCGACATCAATAATGGCACATAACCAAAAAAATAGGAGAAAAGATATGCCGTATGGTGCAAGTCATGGGTCAAAAGATCCGAAAAAGAAAAAAAGAAAAGTAAATAAAGGTGGCATGAAGCCAAACAAAAAGCCGAAGAATAACAACGGCTACCGTTCAAGCTACAAGTAATTATTTTTCAGTCGTATAACTGATATTGAGTCCGGCTAAAGTACAAAGCCGATTTTTCTCATCTAGTCCTTTATCTGTTAGTTGCAGGTCATCGTTTTTGTTTTCTATAAAACCCTCTTTGACTAGGCCTTCAATAGCTTCGTAAGGAACATTATCATTCGTCATTACTGCTAATATACCGGCTAATCTTTTGTTTTGAGTTTTACTTAATGCCATTAGATATCAGTCCAGTCTTTACCCATAAATAACATTGATTCAGCACTCCTTCTACGCACTAATCCTTCCAATACAACTTTCTCACCATTCACAGTCGCTTTATTCCATAATCGCATAGAAGCCGGAACTTCTTGGTATTTTCCTTCGTTCAGCAGTCTGATTGCTGATGATGACTTAGCATTTGCAGGGCCGATATTGAAACACCATGCAACAAGAGCATCTAATTGACATTGTTCTAACGGCACATTCACCATGTCGTGAATATAACCCTCAAACTCAACAAGATCTGCTCTTAGGACATCCTCTGCGTGTGCCTCGCTCCACTCATCGCCTTCTTGCACTCCTTTTGTATGGCCATACCCAATTGTAAGAACATTTGCTGAGCAACGGTATGCTGTTGTCTCCAGTCCTTCAAATTTCTTAATTAAACTGATTCCCTCATTTGATGTGTTCATTTTAGTAATCTCCCCATTGTTTTTTCTTACCACCGTCATAAGCAACTGCATGGCCTTCGTCAATAAGCATTTGACATATATCTTTTCCTTCATGTGTGTATGGGATTCCCAGTATGCGACCATACTTCCCTTTCCCTAATGACTTTACTTTGAAATCTCCTATGCATAACTCTTGTAACCTTGCTTTTGCTTCAAGGCCTAATTTTTTCTCTGCGAGATCTCTTGTGCGTGATTCAGGTGTATCTATCCCATTTAATCGCACTCTTTGTTTTTTGAGCCAAACACCGAAGCCAAGATCTATATCAACATCAACGGTATCACCATCAATCACTCTATCAAGAGTGCAGTTATAAACAAATGGCTCCGGACTACTCATTATTTAAGTATATTTTTGGACTGTGCTGTATCTTTGGCTTTGCCGATATTAAGTGCAATAAAATCCAACACTTTATAGGCCTTACCAATCCACGCATCATCTTTTGGTGTAGGTGTTATTGCAGCAATCGCACTTGCACCCATAACTAACCAAGGTATGATTTGTGACCAACGCACTATCCATTCAAAGAAATCTAACATAATCTCCTCCCTTTTTATGTGGAAATATTAGCATATTAATCCTTTTCTGTCGCCTCTAGCTCTTCTTCAAACTTTCTGTAATACTCTACAATCGCCAAAATGTCTTTTATGTATCTAGTAAACTCTGCCATATTCATTGAGAGATTTTCATAATCTTTACCGGTCAATGCATAATAAGCATTTTGTGGTGCTTCGCCATTTTCTAGATCTGTCAGATATTGCCTCATTAATTCAGGATTTATGACTTCCCAATCAATATCTAATAATTGTAATTCTTGTGGCAATGGTGGGTGATACATTGGTGGCCTTTTTTCAACACGCACAACTTCAACAGGGTCAACACTTGGCAGCATTGAGCAGCCGGACATCAAAATTATGCTAGTCGCTAGGGTTAATAGATTCTTCATCAAACTGATCCGGATTTGTTAATTCAATCAAAGTGTTTTTGACACGCAATGTTGCTTTGTTTACTTTGTTTTGTATTAATGTTGGTTTATTAAGTGCCAAGTCATTCATATCGTGATTTGCAAATGTTTGTCGCAGTCTATTAACTTCTCGGACACTTTCTTGATTTTTTTTAGTCAATTCATTGACTTTATTTTGTGTAGCTTTGGCATCAGCAACTAATTTCTCAATGTCTTTATTTTGTGCTTGTATTTCAGTCTCTAACACAATCGCATTAGCTTTTAATTGTGATATTTGGTCATGCAAGTAATTAATATACAGGCCGGATCCGAGAACGGCAGAAACTAACAGAACACTCAAGATTATAGATAGCTTAAATCCCATTTGGTTAATTTATTCCATTTTAGGACTTTTGTCCACCTAACTTTAATACACCACCATCAAACATTGGTGCATATATGCCGACTTTTTGCTCTTTGCCTTTGACTTTTATTGTATCTAGCTTTTTCAAAGCATAATCACATTTATTAGCTGTAAACTCAGAAATAATGACCGGAGTTTGGTAATTCCTTGTTTGGCCTTCAAGTCGTGCAGCCAAATTTACACTATCACCTATTACTGAGTAATCAAAACGAGATTCAGACCCCATATTGCCACAAATACATATACCAGTATTGATGCCTGTGCCAAAGACAATTGGTGGTAAGTCTTTATACTCGTCATTTAGCTGTTTTGCTAATAATTCAATCTCTAATGCTGATTTTATTGCTTTATTGGCATGGTCCTCACAATCAATAGGTGCATTCCAAAATGCCATAATACAATCACCCATATATTTATCTATCGTTGCACCATTTTCTAATAAAATCTTTGTCATACGGTCTAAAAATGTATTTATTAGTGCGACTAGGCCCTCTGGATCGTCTTTTTTCATGTAGGCCTCGGATATAGGTGTAAAACCAACTATATCGGTGAATAAAAATGTCATTTCTTTTCTTTCGCCACCTAATTTCATCATCTCAGGATTTTTTACAAGAATATCTACCATATCAGGCGACAAATATGTGCTGAATTGACCTTTTATTTGTTTTCTTAGTTTCCATTGTTCTTTGAATCTCATATAAAAACTGGTTGTAGCACTTATAAACTGCATAATTAAGGGCCAAGTGAAATCTATTAGCATACCCTGACTGATTAGTGATTTTCCTAGAAGCATCGTGCCCACACTTATAAATAATGCTGATATTACACCAGCATAAACATTCATATAAGTTATAACTGCATATATAAGTAGAACTGATAGTAGTGCATAAATAATTTCTATGATTGGAGCAAAGTCTGGTATGTATGGCGAGTCTTTTATTAATATTGATTCAGCCAAAGCTGATTGTATATAGTGTGGCTCAAGTAATCCAACCGGTGTAGCGACTTGTGGCATGATGCCTTGTGCAGTA